TTATTGGAAACGTGACCGAGTGGCCGAAGGTGCTCCCCTGCTAAGGGAGTATGGGGTGTAGAGCCTCATCGAGGGTTCGAATCCCTCCGTTTCCGCCAAGAACACCGACTCTTTCCCACACAGTGGACAGAGTCGGTTTTTTTTCGCGCTCAATTTCTGCAATCGTGTTCATCACATCGAGACCTGCTTCCAACGCGAAGTAAGCGATCTCGGTAGTGCCTGGCCACGTCTTCCCTTTTTTCCATTCCGACAAACGTGTTTGATGCACGGACAGCTCGTCGGCCATCTGCTGAAAGTTCTTACCGCTGCGCATTTTTGCGACATCAATCAAAGTTGTGACCAACATATAGCAAAACTCCATATTTATGATACATTGCGCAAATCCATGAATTTACGCATTCGCGTGAATATAAGCTATTTTGAGGGGTTCAACAATGAGCAGGTCAATCCAAGGCCAGTTAGGTGCCGCGGTGGTTCACTCCAACGTCGGACAACTGGCCCGCGCTGAGTTCCTGAAGACCTGGCCGTTCATGGCCGGTAAAACCCTTGACGAGATTTATGCCTTTGGACGCGAAGCGGCGAAGCCCGCTCGCGCCGAAGGGGCCCCGCTTGCGGGGAAGGGCGCGAGCGGCAGCGAGCCGGTCCGAAACCTCCCCGTTGGTAATCACGGGGATAACAACCTATGACACGCCCAAGTCGCTCATCACTGGTACTGGACGGTTCCGAAGTTAAATACCGTCTCGAAGCTGAACGCCTGGCTTCCAAAACACCGGTCCATGTCGATTGGGTCCGCTTCACGGTGCTACGGCGCAATGCTCCGTTTGTTCCAGTTGATCTGTTGTTCCCTCACCCTGATACGAACATCTGGGATGAGAACTATCGCGCAGCGCAGCAGGCCCGCGTGTTGCGGGACATACCCGACTGCGATTTTGATGCCGCCACCCAAGCGCTGGACCTGGCTCAAACCGTAGTCACTGCCCTCGGTCCCGACTTCGCAGTGAATCCCGAATTCAAGAAGGGCCATGACTTCTACAAATTCCGCTGGTGCATAGAGCGCAACGGTGCGGAATGTGGATGGGTCGGCTTCCTCTCGTCCGGCGACTCGCCACGTCAGAAGGCGCAAGCGCAAACCATCCATTGCAATCTGTTCGGGATGGCTTGCACTTTCGCCTCTCACGGCTGGCGTAATCGCCTCGCCGACATCCTGGAGACGCGCGATGCAACTCTGACCCGGTGCGATCTTGCGCTGGACTTCTTCGATGGCTATCCGGGCGGCATCAAAGCCATTCGCGACGACTACAACGAGGGACGCTGCAACGTCGGCGGCAAGCTGCTCAAGGTCAACTTCGTTGGCGATTGGTCGGAACACTCCCAGGGCGGTCGCTCCATCTACTTCGGCTCCAAAGAGGCCGGCAAAGAAACCAATGCATATGAAAAAGGCGATCAGCTATTTGGGGTGGACGCTGGTAGCCCTTGGCTTCGCCTGGAGCTTCGTTACGGCAACAAGCTGCGGGTTCTTCCAGTGGACATGCTCCGCAGACCGGCTGATTTCTTTGCTGGTGCGTCTGACTGGCACGCTGTGGCGCTTGCTCTGGCTGATGCTGTAGTCGAGCCGCAAAAGGTTTCCACCATCGAGCGCCTGCCGCTCGAAACCATCGAAGCCGAATGCGTGAGAAACATTCGCTGGACGCTGCAGACGGCTGCGCCCTCCGTGGCAGCGGCATTCCAGTACCTGGGCGTTGAAGAGTTCCTGACCTTCGTCAGCAACCAGAAGCTGCCGGGACGCCTTCAGAAATTCATGCCCGCAGAGCTGGGCCGGTCATTCACGGCGGCATTCGGTCGCCTTTCACAGCCAGAGGGCGCCCCGGCCTTCATCGCGGCTTAACAGGGGAGAGGAGTTACTCAACTATGAAAATGAAAAGCCAAGCCATTTGCACCGGCATTAAGGAGTCGTCGGGCACCTTCGAGGAAACCAAGAAGGCGTTCAGCTCTACCACGTTTCACCTGATCGTGGACGTAGCGGAAAACTCGGCCGGCCGGTCTATCGGTTCGGTGTCGCGTCCCTTCAAGTTCGGCGATGCGACTGAGTTCGAGAAATGGGCGCACCTGGACAAATCGTGGCCAGCGACCGGCCTGCTCTGCGACTGCGAGTTTGATGTAGTCGCAGGCGCGGACAACGCTTCGAAGCTCACGCTGGTGGGCATCAAGCCTGCATCGCAGCAACTGCAAAAAGCGGCCTAAACATGCGCCTCCTCATCCAGTCCAAAACAACCGGGAAGTTCCTCTGTCCTGCGCTGGATGGGGGCGAGCCCGTGTGGGTGTCATCGCTGCGCGAAGCGGGCGGCGGTGTGGTGTCTGACCTTGAAACCGTGAATCAACTCGTAGAAGACAACTGCGATTTCGAGGACATGCCGCAACTCATTGACCTGGACCGTCTCGGCACGGCCCGCGACTACACAAAGAGCACATGAAAAAGATCAATCCAGCGTTTCGCATGCGAAACCCCATCCGCACCCACAACCGCTTTGCAGCGGCATGGGTCTACATCCACCAGGCGCTCATTACGTGTGTCGAGGTCCTGCGCCTCGGCATGCGTGATGCGCGTGCAACTCTTCGCCATCGGGCGAACTAGGAGGCGATATGCCGGAATACACATGTGCCCGTTGCGGGTCTTCTGAGGTGACCGTTTCAGAAGAGACTCAGGAAGTTGACGGCGATTCTGATGACGATCGTGTTATCGGTTGGTGCCACGAGTGTGACGACTATCGGCCAGTAGAAGAGTAATCGATGCGCTTCCTGACTTGCACCGTGGATCTGGACCCGTGCCCTCCAGAAAACCTGTCCTCGCTCAGCTTGGCTGAGACGCTGGACCCGGCGCTGTTGGGCATCACACCACAAGGAGTTTTGAAAGTTTATTCATGGGGATTTGGTGCCGTTCTGACGATGTGGCTCATCGGTTACGGCATCGGTTTGGCGACTGGGTTGATACGAAAGATTTGACTCCAGCCTGCAGCACACCAGCGTTGTGAAACGTCGTGTGCTGTGGGGTGTAGTTCCGGATGTTCCGGAAAGCACCATTTGAAAAAGGAAATTCAAATGAAGCTCTTCAAGATCGCCAAGAAATACGGTAGCACCGCTGCCGCCAAGGTCGCAGCCACTGGCACGGCCCTCACCCTCATGGCGGGTCGCGCCATGGCCCAGACCGCTGACCCCAGCGTCCTGGACCAGTTCATTGACGCCATCGGTCTGAACACCGTGACCGGCAAGGTGGTTGCCGCAGGTCTGCTGATCGTCGGCATTGCGCTGGCCTTCAAGGGTCCAGACCTGGGCAAGCGCGTTATCCGCAAGGTGTAATCGTGCTCACCGGTGCCCTCGTAGCCCTGTTCTGGGCCGTTATCGCCCTGGTCGGTGCTCTGAGCGGCATCGGTTTTTGTCTCGCGGTCGGAGGTGGCAAATGAACCACTTTCTGAGCCGCCTGCGAAAACTCCTGGCCGCTGCTGCGATGCTGCTGCCGCTGTCCCTTCTTGCCGCGCCCGTCGCGGCCCCGTCTGCATTCGACAAGTTCATGGGCCTGGCAACAGGCGCCGGTAAAACCACCGTCACCCTGGCCTCCGATGGAACGCCGCTGGCCGCGCCGGGTGTTCCGACACTTGAGGCCGATGGTGGATTACCGAAAGCCACCGCAACAGGCAGTGTCACCAATCCAGCCGGCAACCGTGTACCCGTTACCGCGACCGCGCGCGTCCCGGCTGCTGAAGTTGCTGCTGCCACGGGCCGCCTAGCCGCCAATCTCGCCAAGAAGGCCGCAGTCGTCATTGGCGTGGGCCTCGTGCTCTATGACTTCGCCAAGGAAATCAATTTCATCCTGTCCCGCAACCCAGACGGCACAGTCAAGGTTGAAAAAATCAATCCGGATGTGTGCACCGTCGCGCCATGCTTTACGTACAAGCACAACGTGCTCGCTTATGACTATACGCAGTTCACTACAGGGCCCAAGCCCTCTAGGCAAGCCGCCTGTGAGGCTCTTGCGGTTATCGCCACGCAAGCCAATCAACATTCGCCGTTTGTTCAGGGCTACACGAATCGCAACCCGCGTCTGATCGGTAATGACTGCTGGACTGACGCCCATAACGCTCAGGGCACCTTTGTAATCAGTAGTAATGGTGGTGCCGCCATACAAACCCCCGCTGAGCCTTCGCCTGCCGTAAATCTCCCGTCGACCCAGCAAGAATTCATTGATGCCGTCGCTGCTAAAAGCGGCTGGCCCACCAGCTCCAA